TCATCTACAAATGGTGAAGATTGATTTGTTGCATATCTTAATGCTCTTTGTGTATTGTTTGATGTATCAAAATATAACAGAGGATATTTCTCTGTATGTCTTGATTTTATTGTATATGTTAAAGGGTTTTTGTCTCCTTTAATTATATACGTTCTATCTTTTATTTCCCATCCATTATTTGGTTTTGGGCTTTTCTTAGGTTGTACTGGTTGTTGAACATTAACTGGTTCTTCCATTACAACATCTTTTTTTTCTTTTGACATAATATAATATAATTTAATAGTTAAAGGTATTGGGCGCCGAAGCGCCCCTTTACCTTATAAAAATAATTAAGCTGTAAATAATACGAAGTTATTTCTAGCTTGAGTACATAGACATCTTTCTGATAAGAAGTTAACCTCCATAGCATCAAGAGCAGAAGTAGCAGCACCGCCAACAGAACCTGTTAACCATGATTTCATTCTTCTGTCATCAGCTTGAGAAGCTCTATATCTTACATGTAAGAAAGGTCTTCTAATGTTTGTTCCAAGTAACTGATCGTATACTGTAGAAGTACCAGCTGGTACTAATACACCATCAATGTTGTCACCGTTAACAAAGTTAGTTGAACCACCTCTTAAAGAAGCATCATTTAGATATTTCCAAGAAGTTTTATAGAAGTCATATGAACCTCTTCTAAAACCAGAGAAACCTAAGTTAAGCGCCATGTCTTCAGAGTTTTCGAATACACCATAAGATGTACCACCAGCTCCGTAAGAGTTTTGTTGTGCTAACATGTTATCAAATAATAACTCAGTTTTTCTGTCTAAGAAAAGCATATTTTCTTCAATAGCTCCTTGACTGTCTAATAATTGTAATACAGAATCGAAATCCTGAAGAGATCCAGAATAGCCAGAAAGTACATTACCACCATTATTGATAGCAGCAAATAAACCTTCAGTACCAATAGAACCAGCTGTTGCACCATTACCACCTTGGTTAGCAAATTGAGTTAATGCACCTCTAATAGCTGTTACTTGACCACTAGTAGCGAGTTCACCTTCAATCATTGCCATTTCTAAATAATCTTCAAATCTCATTCTAGTTTCACCTTCAGCTTTTAAATACCAAAGATAACCACTAGTACCATCTTCTCCAGCAACTTCAACCCAACCGATTTGTGCAGTATCAGATCCACTAACAGCGTATCTGTTTCTGATTATAATTGGTTTGTTACTAAAAGTTGTTAATTGTGGTTCGATAGCAGGGATAGCTGTTGTTCCAGCACCTGTACCACTTACACCTTTTGCAAATTCAGAACCGTAAACGAATATTTTACATCCATTTCTCGCAACTCCAGCGTTTACTGCAGCTCTGTTATAAGCAACAACGTCAACTACTCCTGTTGCCGCAACTGATGCGGTAACAATAGCTTTACAAGTGAATGCAGGATCAGCTGGATCCATTATTACAATTGTATCGTTTACAGCAACAACGTTTTGCAGTGTTGAAGTGTTTATACCCTGTATAGTTAATCTATTTCCACCGTTTACTCCGACCGCATTAGATACTACATTATCATAAGATATATGTAATCTATTTTGTTCAGACCAAACTACCTGGTCAGACATCATTGGCATCTCAGCGCCAACCATTCTTAAGAAGCCACCTACCGTTCTGTTTCCATAACGTTCTACCTCAGCTTCATATATTTCTGGTAGATATTGTTGTGCGAAGTCATTCCCTCCACCGCTGTTAAAATTTAAGTAGTTAGAACTTAAAGTAACTGGCGCAGCAGTAGGTATTAGACTCCCAAATTGAGGACTTAATACACCCATAATTGTTTAATTTTAATTGTTAAATTTACTTCGTTTGATTTTCAATTTCGAACTATCTACTCCGTCTATAGCGCGAACTTTAAGACCTCCAATGAAAATGTCACCTTGTGTTTGACGAACTCCAGTATCTGGATTTTTTGATCCATCAACTACAGTTTTAATTCCATCAGTTTTCCCTTGTTCGTAAAAATGATTTACTATTTTATCTATATTTTGAGCAGCGTACATAGCTTTATGATAACCTTTCGTATCTTTAACATTTCCTTCTTTATCCAAGAACCTCTCGACGAAGTTATTTAAATTAGATTGATTCTCTGCAACAGCACTGGGATCCTTGACACCGTATCTATACTTCTTTTCTCCAACTTCGAAATCAAAACCTTTGAATTCATCAGAGAACATCTGTTTAGTGTTGTCAAGAAATTTTTTATGCTTTTGCTCAGCTATTTCTTGTTCATTGTTGTAGCGGTTAAAAAACTCTGTAGCTTTTTGTTGCTCTTGCGTTACGCCGGGCCTCAACTTGATTTCGTCGTAATATTTTTGCTTTAAGCTTTCTAAATGACTACGTGCTTCTGCAACCGCTTCTTTTTTAGCGAGTTTCTTTTTTTTGATGTCTCGCTCTTCATCAACTTCCGCATCATAACTAAAAGTTTCATCCATAATGAAATCAACTTCTTCGCTATTTAGATGCGGTTTAGTATTTTTATAATATTCTTTTAATAAAGCATCTTCGTTTACATCAGAATAATCTGCATTTAATCTTACGTAATCTTGGACTGTCCCTCCAGTTTCATTCATAAATTCTACCAGTTTTTCAATATTCTCTGGCAACGGGGAAGTATCAGGTGATACTTCATCTATGATTGTTTGTTCTGCTGGTATCGGCTCTTCGGCCATCTCTTGAATTTCTTCAATAGGCGAGCTGGACTCTTCGTTGGATTTGTCTCCTCCAGTGTCCACCTTTTCGCCATCTCCGGCTCGTTCGCCCACATCCACCGTCTCTGTTTCTCCGATTGGAATGGCATTATCTTCTTCTGTTTTAGTTAAATCTACTTTTATTGGCTCTTCTACTTTAGCATTAGCTTCTAGTGAAGTATCTACTTTTGATAAATCTACTTTAAAAGGTTTATCTTGTTCTGTTTTAAATTTTTTAGGTTTTGATTTCATTTTCATATCTCCACCTTCTGATTTGACTTCTTGAGTCACTTCAGGTTTTGTTTCTGTTTTTGACATAATATAATAATATAAAATTAATTAATAAGTATTTACATACTTTGCTTATTTTCAAAGTCGATAGGCATTAAATCATTGTTCCTTTGATCAATCATTTCGCTTTGCTGCGTACCCTCCATTTGAGTTCTTTTATCTTTACGATCTTCGATTAATGCTTCTTTCTGTTTCATTGCTTCAACTTCCATTCGTTTTAATTCCATATCGTATTGATGTTGAATTTCCATTTCTTGTTGTTTAATCTGAGAAGCTGTTTGTAATCTTTGAATTTCCATTTGAGCTTTAGCTTGTTCAAATTGAACTTCAGATGCTGTTAATGCTTGTTGCTTTTGCATTTCAGCTTGCGCCCTAGCTTGATCAGCCGCCACTTTAGCTTGTTCAGCAGCTTGAGCTACTTGCATTTCATGCTGTTGTTGAGCTTTTTGTTTTTTCTTTCTAGCTTGTTTTAATACATCATTAGCTAGTTTAAGATTATTTATTTGACGAATATCAATAGCGTCTTCTAAATCTATACCACCTTGTTGTAAGGCCATTTGAATATTCTGCTCAAGCAATGCCTTCTCCTCTTCTTCTGGTTCAAGTTCTAAATAAATTCCAAAATCATGTAAAGGTAAATTCTGTATCTCTGCTAAAGTAGCTACATTATAAGTAGATATAGAGCTTTTAAGAGAATTTAAAGTTAAAGGATATTGTAAAGAGTCTGCAATTTTTAATGAAATATTTTCACAAGTTCTTACTGTTAACCATAAACTAGCCTGCATTACGTGTCTTGTAGCAGTATTAGAGGCGTTCACAGCCATCTTTTGTAGGCCAACTAAAGTATCTTGTTCTGGCATACTGCCATCCCTAGCTTCATTTAATCCGGTCACATCTCTTATTAATTGTAAATAATATTGATATGTTTGAATTAAACTAGCTACTTTACCCTGACCGCTAGATGTAGCCAATTCTTGAATAGGCACTTTACCAGGATTCATATCTCCTTCTTGAGTAAGTGATCTACCAACTATACTACCGGTTTGGAAATACATGTTTAATGCTTCAGCTGGATTATAATTAGTACCATTACCTAAATCTACTTCAGCTAAGCCGTCCATATCTAAAAATACACCATCTGGAACTAACCTAGATATTACTTGTTGTAGTTTTAAATGAGTTATTTGAATCATATCAGCAAATCCTGTAATTCTACTTACAATAGAATCAATACGCCCTTTGTAT